AATTTTAAACAGATTTCTTGTATTGTCATAATTTTTTTCCTCACTATGTACATATTATACTAAATTATGTACCTATGAGTCAAACTACCTTAAGTAGTCTGGCCCATACTTTCTCATTCCAAAGATTTGATATCCCTCAAAGAGGTTACCTCTTGGAGAGTTCAATGCTGGAGTTGCCCAACCAGCTGATTTCAACACATCACCTTCTTTGAAAGTGATACCAGTATTTCCTTTTTGGAATTCAAAACGATTAATGAAACCCCAAACAGAACGCTGGTTTCCACTATTCATGATTATTTTGATATACTTCCTAGACACTTTGTATTCATAAGAATACTCTGTAAGAGTAGGATATTGTGTTAGATGTTCTTTCAACAAATCATCACAGAGTTTTTGACATAGTTGTTCTAACTCTTGTTCTTTGTTGACTTCGTTAACTAATTCTGATAATTTCATTTACACTCCTTAATTTATACATATATTATATCAAAATATGTACCCTAGTGTAAAGGTCTTTTTTCTCCCTTTATGATGATGTTGAGTAGGTCGTAATTACCCACTATGTCTATACCTATTCTGTATCTTATACTTTGACACATTAAGTCCCATGATGCATCTACATTAGATTTATCTAATGCAAGCTGCATTTCTTTCGAATTTAGAGGGATTTCTATAATCTTAAATTGACCACCCCTCTCTTGAATTATGATACCATTTTCCATACTTAACATTATATGAAAAAATGTACCTATGTGTCAAACATTTACATTAGTTGATGCATCAAAATCATGTGCAACATTTCCAGCTATACAATACCTTTCAACATTGTCTTCTACTGGTTTTACTTGATGATAAGTATATGATGGAAATACTACTAATTGACCTGTGTAAGGTGGAATAGAGAGAAGAGTTTCTCCCCAGTGTTTTGTTTTATCTTTAGTATGTTCTGCACAATTAGATAAATCTAATTCTATACTACCATCTGGAACTTTACAAAGTTCTAATGGTTGTACTTTACTTGGGTCTTCTATTCTAGGATAATATGTCCAACTTACTATCGATGGAGTATGATTATGTGCTGGTGATAAATCATTTTTTTGATATTTCATACCCCAGACTTGGGTCATTACTGGTAAAAATGTATCACCTAATTGTTGGTAAAAATAAAAATTCTTTACAACATGTGCAACCCAACTTAATAGATGGTCAGTAGTTTCATTAAAAAATTTCCATCCAGTGAATTTGGATAGACCAGCATTTATAGAGTCTTTTGCTCCATATTCTTGTGAATCTAAATCAATAAGATTACATAGTTCTTCATTAAGACATGATACATCTTCTGGTGCATCTACTGTTAGTACATGTGAATTAGTAGAAACATCTGGTAGTATATACCATTGAGGATTATATATCCCATCCATCTGTTTTTTCTCCACTGATTCTTTTTCCAGAATCACTCTTATCGAATGCAGGCCCAGAATCATGTAACTCTTCTGTTGCAGATTGTTCTGTATCATACAACTTCATACGACTTCTATCTACACCTATAATGAATCTTCTGAAATAAGTTGGGTCGTTATATCTATTCTTCAACTGTTTTACCATGATTTGGTCTAACTCTTCTAGTTCTTCTGTAGATATTAATGCAACCATCAAGTCAGCAGTTGCTGGTAAACCGAATGATTCAGATGTATCTTCAAGTCCTACATCTGTTGATGTAAATCCTTGTCTGTTAGTTTGTGTTGCAGTAACAATTGGTAGTTTGAACTCAACTGCAAGTCCTCTTAGTTCTTCTGCAATACTCTTAACCATTGTATAAGAGTTTACACTTGCACCAGCTCTCATTCTTGCAGATGCACAAATGTTTAGATAATCAAGATAAATGATATCTGGAAGAAAGTCTTTCTTTAGATTAAGTTCTTGCAATAGATGTCTAAAGTGTCCTGTATGTGCAGATGCAGTTGGATACTCTTTGACAATTAGTTTACCTGTTGTCTTATCACGAATGGATTTAACTTTCTTATCGTACATATCTTTTGGTAGATTAGAAAGTTCTTGGATAGGAAGATTCATAAGATTTGCATCGATTCTTTCTGCAATCTTTTCTTCACTCATTTCCATAGATATGTAAAGTACATTCTTACCCATCATGAGATTGTTGGCTGCACAATGACACATGAATAGTGATTTACCAACACCTGTTCCTGCCATGATAACATTCAAGGTTTTATTTGGTAAACCACCCTTCGTAATCTTATTCATCATTTCAAGGTCAAATGGTAGTTTATCTTCTACAGTATTGTAGGACATAAATCTATCATCTGCATCTTCGATGAAGTCGTGACCGATGTGTTGGTCAAAAGAAACAGACAATGCATCTTTTAGAATATCTGGAATCTCACCCTTTTCTCTGTTAGATGATTTATCAATAATCTGAATACTTTCCATAACTGCATTATAGATTGCTCTATCTTTACACCACTTCTCAGTTTCATCTATGAGAAAGTCATGTGGTGTTTCCTCAGTGTTTGTTTTACACTGATTAATAACAGTCATTGCATTCTTTATCTCTTCATCATTATGTCCAGAAATATCATTCAATTGAATACTAAGAGCTTCATGAGTAGGACACTCATTATACTTCATAAAGTATTCATTGATTTGATTGTAAACTAATCGTTCAGACCTATCTGTAAAGTAATCTTCCTCAAGATAAGGAATTACTTTTCTCGTAAAGTTATCTGATACGAATAGATTCTTTAGGATTGATTCTTCTATTCTATTCTGCATCTTCTTCTATAATATCAGTGTTTCCATATTTAAATTCTTTTTTGCAACATTCGTTCAGTTGGTCTAGAATTTCTGGTGTAAAGTATGTCTCTGGATTGTTGTTTATAGTTTTACCAAATTGTGTTTTACCATCTGGTAGTTCAATTCTTGTAGACACCTGTTTAAATATACCATACTTTATTGCTAGGTCAAGTAAACCATAGTATCTATCTAGACCTGTATCATATGTAAGTCTAACATCAACCATCTTGTTTTCTACTGTAAGTCTTGATTTATGATTTTTACAATGAATGATATTACCAATAACTTCTGTTCCATCTTTTTCTTTTTTCTTTGAGAGATAGATGATTGAAGAAGCTGCATATTTCAATCCACTTCCACCACCCATTTCTTTTTGTGGGAACATAGAACCAATAACATCATATGTATGGTTCGTTACTATCATCGGAATACCAACCTTACCAAGTTTCAGTGTTAACACTCTGAATGTACCCTTGATAACCTGTGCCTTAGTCATGTCTCTAACATTCTTACCAGACCCAATATCTTCTGTTTCTTTAATTGTAGATAACATACCAAGTGAATCTAAAACAAAGAAAAGTTTCTCATCACCTTTCTTTTGTTTATCAAATCCATCTATGATATTAACTGCTTGAGTTCTAAACTCTTCTATGGTTGTAACTGGAACTAGAAGTATCCGACTTGTATCGACACCTCTTTCTTCTAACATTTCTTGAGTCAATGCAGACTCAGATTCAAAATAAACGACATTACCCTCTGGATTGTCTTCTAAAAACTTTTGCACCATTCCTAATGCAAAAAATGTTTTACCTGTTGCACTTTCACCAGCCAATGCTGTTATCTTATTAGATGGGATACCTCTGTAGATATCACCACTTACTAGTGCATTAAAGATATAAGAACCTGTATCAATATAACCATCAACATCACCTGCTACGATTCCATCTGATACAACTCCTGCTAATTCATTACCACTTGCTTTTGCAAGGTCTTTCAATAAATCCATAATATATTCCTCAAGTTGTTATTCTATTATACTACCAATCCCTGTTCTGTCAACTGAAAAAATCTTCTAGGGATGACACTGGTTCAGTTGACCATCCTATCTTTTCAAGAATTAATCTAAGAGGTTCGATAAATGATTTGTCAAATTGTAAATCATAATCTATGTAAGGATGGAGTTCAAACTCTCTAGGTAAAGTATTGATAAATCCTATGACATTCTCTTTGATTGGATTTGGTATCTTTAGATATAGAAATCTAATGTTCTCACCGCTTTGAATTGGTTCGAATTGCATATCTAATCCTTTTTGTTTTACTAAATGGTTGAACATAATAGATGCTCGAACATGCATTGGTGTTCCTTTCTTGTATATTGAAACTGCATTCTCGTATTCATGAATACCATTTACTCTTCGAGGGAATGCAATATCATATGGTTCAAGTTCTTTGAATTCTTTTCTTGCATCCTCTACAAACTTATGTACAAGTTTTTCATCACCCTTCATGACAACTTTGATTGCATCTTCCAACTTACTACGAACCCATGCTGGTGTAGATGACTTTGCAGTTTCAATACCCATCATCTTAAGTTTGGGTTTTGCAAGTCTTACACCTTCGTTATCATATACATTGAGAATGTATCTTTTCTTGGCAGTCCAGATACCTTTGTCTGCAATTACCTCACGACCCATAACCATTTTGTTTTGGTATGCACTAGAATACTCTGCCAGTTCTTCATAACATTTGTTTATGACTTCTTGCATTTTACCATTACCAACTTGGTCTAAGAACTCGATAGGATTTTTTGGATTAACCTTTTTGACAAGTTCATCAAATCTTACATAGATTGAATCAGTATCGATTGCAACAACATAGTCATCTTCTGTCTCTAAGATGGTATTTAAGTACTTGTTAACTGCATGTTCGACCCATTTAATTGCAAGTTGACCACTAGATGTAACAGCCTCTGCAAGACCAATCTCAAAATATCTGAACCACTCATTACCAATTGCACCATAAGCACTGTTCAAAGAAATCTTACGAACCATTTGATTGTTATATGCAATTGCAATCTCTCGATTTAGTTCTTGTTTTCTTCTAGGGTCATCTGTAGTCTCAAACTCTTTCTGATACTCAATCATCTTATTCTTCCATAAGACTCTTTCATCATACAAGTTCTCTAAAATCTCTGGAAGGAATCCTTGTTTTCTTTTACTGAACTTTGCACCATTTGGTGTTTGTGCAAATAGATTGTTTGTTCTAACTTCCTTCCTTAACATCATATCAACATTAGTTGTATCACTTGTCATTCCAGAAAATGTCTCTGGACTAATATTGTATTGCATAATTAAATGTGGATACAGAGAGTTTAAGTCAAACGACATAACCCATTCATGCATTCCAACTTGTGGGTCTTTTACATATGCACCCATGAATTGTTGTTTCTTGGGAGCACCACCTCGTGCTGGTGGAACAATAATGTTCTGTTGTTTGAGTCGATTGAATATTAGAATATCCCAATATCTTACTTGTCTGAATGCATCAAGATAGTTACACTTTGCAGTATATGCCATCTGAATCATTAGACCCATCAATCCTAGTTTATCTTCTAGTTCTTCTACCAAAGTCACATCACGAACATTATACTCTAAAAACTTTTGATAATCTTTCTTGTAGAATAGATGCATTGCACCAAACTCTTCATAATTGATTTTACCTTTACCAAGTTCAACCTGTGAGATATTTTCTAG